CTGAGGGTGTTGCATACGTCGATGGATACCGACTAGAGGTCGGTCGATCTAACGTCGATATCGTTAAAGCACGAGATCCAGCAGAAGCAAACACTGAGTCCATCATTGGTGGTGTCGGTAGTTGGGTGGAGATTAAAGATACATCCACCTTTAGTGGTGCAACCACAATGGTACCTGTTGATGTCGTAGGTGATGATGGTGCTTTAGGTTCTGCGACACTAAGAGGTGTCGATCGTTACGGTTCAGGTTTCCGTGCATATCTATTTGACGTGCAGATGCTTCCTAACAAAGCATTCAGTGCCGCAACCAAATTAGTAGGTACAGATGTTGATATTGATATTAAGACGGCCGCACTGCAAGAGACAACAAACAGCAACCTACTGTTTCCTTTAGCAGAACCTACTCCAGTACAGGACAGCATTCAAGAGGTTAGTTACACTGCTCGTATTATCGAGAACGTCACTGCAGATACTAATGGTCAGATCAACCGAACAGGCAGTGAATTTGGTCAGTGGATACTATCAGACGATAGTGGTATTTTAGACGTGACCACTTCAGATGGTACATACAGTGGATTGAGTGGTTCTTACACTCTAGTTCGATATGCACCTCTCGACGGTCAACGTATCAAGACAAAGGTACTGACAGAAACTACAGTTGATCTATCTGTGGGCACTCGTACGGAGACTACATTATCTCCTGCTTATGTACCGAATGGTGTAACCAACAACTACTTCTTTTATAACGAAGATCGTGATCGTTGGTTGTTCTACTTGGACGGCACTATACAGAAAAGAACTCCGGATGATTGGTACTGGTATGATCTGTCTGAAGGAGCATCCATCGAATGGAACGGTGAGGTCTATATCGTAGGACCATACGACTCTGTAAACTCTCAACCAAACAATGATAGAGAATTCTTTGCGGTTAAGCAAGTAACTGTTGATGACGGTAAGTACTATCAACTAGATCAGGTTGATGGTGTAGAACTAAAGTCTGTCTCTTATACGACAGACGAAGAGGTTCAAGATGCTACCTTCATGTACAGCATGAATGGTGGTCAGAGTGACAACTTCTATGACTTTGTTTCTATTCAACGAACAGCAACATCAAGTTTACCAGAAGATGTGACCAACATCTCCGTAACCTTCACTCACTATGTCCACTCAACAGACGGAGTGTTCTTTGCGGCAAGTTCATATAAGAACAGTGACAACTCTCTGGTTGCATATAATGAGGTACCTTCGTATACGACTGCGTCAGGTAAGACAGTACAGCTAAGTAGTGTACTGGACTTCCGTCCAACCAAAACTTCTGATGCTGGATTTAGTTCACTTACATTGCCTCAAAATAATTCTGCGATAACTATCGAAAACCTACAGTATCACCGTCCAAGAATTGATACTCTTGTGGCAAACATTGTCACAGGTGAGAATACAATCGGTATCGGTGAAGTTACGTTGATTCAGGGTCAACCGTCATCAACACCAAAGGCACCAATTCTTCCAGCAGGTACTCTACCACTTTATAACGTAGAGATTGGTGCATATACATTCTCACGTGACGATGTGCGAGTCAACTACATTCCGAACAAACGATTCACAATGAAAGACATTGCGGCACTCGAAGAACGTGTCGACACTCTGTTCGAATTAACTACACTTAGTCTACTTGAGCAAGACACTAACTCGATTCTGGTACTTGACGATGCTGGTTTACCAAGAACCAAGACCGGATTCATTGCGGACAACTTCAGTGGATTTAGTTTTTCTGACGTTTTTGCAGATGATTATCGTGCATCGATCGAGACATTTGCAGGTGAACTAAAACCATCATTCCGTGAACAGTCGGTACGACTACAACTAGACCCTACTCAGTTTGATCTAAAAAAAGGTGATTTGGTTACTCTACCATTCGAACACGAGACACTGATTGAGCAGAAGTTGGCAACATCGGCACTGAACATCAATCCATTTGCAGTGATTACTCAAACAGGATATATGGTACTGTCACCGGCTTCCGATGAGTGGGTAGAGAGTCGTAGTCTACCAGACATCATACAGACAACTGTACGACGTCAGACACTCGACCTATCGTCAGAACGTGCACGTGAACGTGGACGCATAGTAACAACGACAACAACTCGTACCATTCAAGAGTTTGTAGGACAACGTGTTGTCGATATTGAAATCATTCCGTTCATGCGATCTCGTGAGGTCTCATTCTCTGTCAAGGGTCTGCGGCCAAACACTCGTATGTTCCCTTATTTTGGAAACAAGTCAGTATCGGAGTGGGTACGTCAAGAACCATTCACTCAATTCTCTGACAATCCAACTGAGGTAGGCAGTGAATTCTCCGACGCAACAAGTCACCCACGTGGATCAACTGATCTTGTGACAGATGCGAAGGGTGAACTAACGGGTAACTTCTTTATTCCTAACACGTCTGAGATTCAGTTCCGTACGGGTACGCAAGAATTCAAACTACTAGACATCTCAAAGAATGATGACGACAACTCCGTCACGTCTAGTCGTTCAAGTTATACTTCAGTGGGTACAATCGAGACAATTCAACGCACTATTCGTTCAACCCGAGTCATCACTACTATAATAGAAGATGAAGATCCTTTAGCACAGACATTCCGTGTTGATCGTGTAGAATACCCGAACGGAGTGTTCTTATCGAAAGTCGACGTATACGTAAAGACTAAGGATAGCACAATTCCAATGCAAGTGCAAATCCGTCCAGTGGAAAATGGCATTCCAACAGGTCGTATCCTACCAGGCTCTGTGAAGTTCACTGATCCAGCAGATATTAACCTACCATCCGATCCAGAGCAGATGAGTAGTGTACTTGAGGCACCAACATCAATCGAGTTCGATGAACCAGTTTATTTGACTTCTGGTGAAGAGTATGCTATAGTACTGCTTGCTGAATCAATAGACTACAATGTATATGTCGCAGAGACATATGACTTTGTTCTTGGTTCGACAGATGCTAAGGTTGCCAAGCAACCAACACTAGGGTCTTTGTTCTTGTCACAGAACGGATCTACATGGACACCAGATCAAACTAAGGATCTAATGTTCAATTTATATCGTGCCAAGTTTAATACGAGTAATGATGTAACAGTCAAACTAACTAATACAACATTACCGAAGGTGACTCTAGGAAATAATCCTATCGAGACCACTTCTGGTTCGTCAGACATTAAGATCCACCATGAAGGACATGGTTTCTCTGCAGGTGACAGTGTCACTATCAGTGGACTCACTAATAGTCTAAGTGGTATTCTACCAGCAAACATCAACGGTACGTTTGTTGTGAAGAACCCAACGTGGCAAGGTTACAGTATTGATACAACTGTATCAGCAACAGCAACAGGTACAGGTGGTGGTAATAACATCAAGGCTTCTCAACAAGTAATGTACGATGAGTTTACTCCACTAGTGCAATTCCTCGCACCGACAGCAACATCTATCACTTCGTCTATATCGACACAGACAGGTCAGTCTTATGGGCAGAATCGTCGCAATCCAATTGGTCAGTCTTCTTCAGTGGTCACATCTGCAGTTACCCTAAATGATCTGAACTTAAACGACCAACCAATGATTGTTCGATCTGACGAAAACGAATCAGGTAGTCGCACACTGACACTGAACATCTCACTAAGCACCAACGACGACAGTGTATCACCAGTCATCGACATGCAGAGAGCATCGGTACTTGCACTTGAGAATGTTATCGATAAGGTAGATGCGGCACAGCACGTAACCGTTCCGGTTGTTTTAGAGAATCCGTCGGATGGTCTGAAGGTTATCTTTGCGGCAAACCGTCCTATCGAATCAGAGTTCGAGGTATACATCAAGAGATCCCTTACTGAAGAAGGACTAAATACAGCAGAATGGATTGCAATGAATCGTGAAACATATCCAATATCGGATAGCAATCGGTCGATTTATCGTGACTATGAATACGTTATTGAAAATGCAGTTGATGAAACCTTCTCCGCATTCCAAGTAAAGGTTGTTATGACTTCAAGCAATTCATCGAAGTCTCCTACAATACGAGATCTACGAGCAATTGCTTTGGTGTAATAGATGGAACAATACCAAAAGGTACAGGGACATAATAACCTAGTACGGGACAAGAAAACAGGCACAATCTTGAACACGAATAAGAACGAGATTGTACAAGCAAGGAAACTAAAAGAGACAAGGCAGAGAGAAAAGCACAAAATTGAATCATTGACTGAAGAGGTGAGTAACCTGAAACAAGACATTGATGAGATAAAGAGTTTACTCTTTCGTTTAGTAGAGGATAATAATGGCACACGATGATATTAACAGTCTTCAGACCATTGACTTAGCAGATAAGATCAATGAGGCTATCGATAAGATCAACGAAAACTTTCACTTTGTAGAAGATTCTGCTGGACTATCTCAAGAAGAAGTCATTGCTCTTATTCAGCAACACTCCGGTGGTGGTCTCACTATACAGCAGATACGTGATGCACTGAAAGATAATGATCTTGATATCGGTACAGGTAAGATTCTATACAGCAATCACTTTCCAAATAAGACAGAACTGGATAAAATTGATCCTGCTACTTATCACGGTATGTTTGCGCATACCCATGATAACGGTGCCGCATATTTCTCTCATGGTAATGAGTGGGTACGTCTTGCTCGATACGACGAATTAGGTGATGGTGGTTCAGGTCCATCCAGAACACCATTCCCTGCTACAATCTATACCAGAAGTTCGACTCAACCAGACACTCCTCATGGAGGTACGTTTGATTTCGACACTGGCACCCTAACTGTACCAACCACAAAAGCAGATGCAAGTCCGTTGGATAAGACTTGGACAGAAGAAGTTCCATCGGGCAGTGCTAAACTTTGGATCAGTAACTATACTTTTGTTGACGACAATGCCAATACCAATGTTATCGAAGCAGAAGATTGGTCAGTCCCAGCAGAACTATCTTCCGGTATTGTAGATCAAAACAATGGTGAGTTATATGCTCAGTTAACCGTATACCGTCGATTTGATACCGATGAAACCGTAGTAAAACCTTCCGGTGGATCATTCAATTTTGACCCTACTGCGGCAGACGTATTCGTTGTACCTACTGGTTGGTATTCTGTCCCACCTTCGGTCGAAACACAGGCGGGTGATCTATACGTTGCATCGGGTATCGCAACGACAAATGGTTTGGCAGATGGTGAAACCATCGATACTACCATCGATTGGGGTCAACCTATTAAAACGTCAACCGGACTGAACGGTGACCCTGGTAAGTCTCTATTCCAAAAGGTAGTGTATCGAAAGGTACCACGTCCAGCAGATTATGTTGCAGGAGAAGATTTGGATCGACCATATAAACCAGATGGTGGTTACTTTAATTTTGGTACTGAAGTATTTGGTCCTACAGACGCAAATGGTAATCCTGCTGCATTGGGACCATTACCAGATGTAAGTGGTACTCAAGGAGTATGGTACGCAGGCATCCCAGATGGTGAAGGTGATCTATGGTCATCTACATACGTATTCAGCACACTAGGAGATACTGGTACGAGTTATGTTCCGGATGATGGATGGAGCACTCCTACTTTAGGCATTCAGCAAAGCATATCGACGTACAAAAAATCTTTATACACCAGAAGCAACAGTACACCTACAGCAATCGATGACAATAACAATGTCGTTTATAGTTTCACGAACGATGGATTTGTTAAAGAAGGTGGAAAAATTCAAGGTGCACCAGATTGGTACGAAGAGATACCACCGTTAGACCTAACCAACAGAATGGACTTGTGGGAGACTACAACTACTGCTAGTATAGTTGGTGCTATTGGTGTTGACAATACATTGACGTTTAGTGCACCAAAAAGAATCCTAAACTTTGCAACCGACTCACAAGACGGGTATAGTTTCTTACAGATAAATGTATACCAATGGCATGTGCCTACAGACGCAAATCCTACTCCAGATACACCGACTGATGGCAATTTCGACTTCAGTGATTCGACTTTATTAGTGCCTAGTGGTTGGTCAAGAACAATACCAGATCAACCATCGGCAGACCATAAACTATTCGTGTCTTCGGGTGTTGCATCAACCAAACCAAGCAAGGAAGGTGATCCAGATCCTGTAATCATCGATGACGATATTGCTTGGTCTTCACCAGATGAAACTACTGCAGGTGGTGCAGGTCGTGATGGTCGATCCACGTTCAGAGCAGTTATTGTTCAAAGATCTACCGCTGCAAATGGACCAACGAGTCCGACGGGTGGTATGGTTAATTTTGCTTCGACTGCTAAAACAAAAACTGAAGCACAAGCAAATGCGGCAAACATAACACTACCAGATGGTGAGACTCAACTAACTATTCCTGCGAACTCATTAATCCCACCAGATGGCTGGTACGACACTGTTGCAGAAATCCCAGATGGTGAAGGTAAGATCTGGGCAGTAGAGCAGACCTTTGCGATCGATGGAGACGATGATGTTGATGTGGGCAGTACGTGGTCAGACCCATACCTAGATCATAACAACGGTGAAGATGGTTACTCGACATTCTCCGCACAGATTTATACAAGAGCACCAGCAGACTCTAGTCCAGTACCAGCACCACCTAGTACTCTACTGTACAGTTTCACCAACGATCGTATTGAGGTTTCTAGTTCACCTACAAACATTGATTTAGATTCTGCGAATATTGGATGGTCCGAATCAATGCAACCGTCTAATGAGGACGGTGATGCATTGTGGATGTGTCGTGCTACTGCTACTAATAGAGGACTGGTTGGAGAAGATGCTTCTCTGTCTTGGTCTACTGCCGTCATTGTATCGACAGATGGTGTTAGTCCAGATCCGAGTGGATCTGCTACTCCAAGACAATCAAGTGGGTATTTGTATTTCCAAGGGGTAAGTGTTAATGCTCCCGCCGATACACCTGTTATGGGTGCAGACGGGACTACTACTTATTCTGCAAAATACATATTCTTTGGTGGAGGTAACCCCAATGGTGGATTCTCTGGATTAAATCCAAAGTGGAGTGAGACTCCATATTATCGTCAAGGGGATGCAGACATTAGTGGTAACCTATGGGCAGTTCGATGGCAAGCAATGGAAGAAATGTCCGGTGGAACTGGAACCGGAGAGGCAACCGTTGCTAATAATGCACTACAGTTCAGTCCAGCATTCGCAAACTACTCGTTTGATGGTGTTGTAACGTTCACCAACAGTGAAGGTGCATTGACCCAAGACGAATCCGGTAACACCATAATTGATGGTAGTTATATTCAAACGGGAACGATCGATGCGACTAAGGTCCAGATACAAGGCCTCACGGTGAACCCAAATTGGAATGATATTGATGTTAATACCAATGCCCAAGGGGAACGTATTGTAATGACTTCAGAAAAAATAGAAGTATACTCTGCTAGTGATAGTGGGGCAGGAGTTCTGAGAGTCAAACTAGGTAAACTATAATGGATTATGGTTTAGAGATATATAATGACAATGAGACTTTATTGGTTGGAGCAAATAGTGATCTTGTTGCTTTGATTGCTTCAGACATTATAACTCTCCCTGCAGATGGTTCTCAAGTTATTAGTATCCCTGGTATGAGGAATACTGATCAGTGGAGTGTTTTTCTTTTTAAGGCAGATCAAAATACGGCATTTTTATTTGGAAAATATGTTAAGGGAACTGATCAAATTACTCTGTCTAACAGTAATAGTTCAGAACCTCATACATTTCGATATCTCGTACTGAGGTCTGGGTGATATGTCATACGGAATTGAAATAAAAAATTCAGACGATCATGTGATAATAGATGATAAATATCCAAATCTTCTAATAACTCATAGTGGAATTGCTAGTAGTGGTGTTTCGTATCCTCCACCTAACACTGTTGAAACAAACGGTGATATAGTTATGATACAACCTAGAGGAAAAACCTCTGGTACATGGAGTGCGTTTATAGAAAAACCTTTGATTACACTTGAAGATTTTGCTGGCAGTATTGATTGGAATGAAAAAGAATTTGGTTCCACAAACCCATTTCCCTTACATAAAACCCCTGCTAGTTATAACTATAAACTTTTAAAATCTTATGGTTTAACAAAAGCAACGAGTGGATATGGGTTAGAGATATATGATGAAACGGGAAACGGTGTAATATTCAGTAGTGAACTCGATAATAATATGGAAATCGTTGCTGTCGGGAATGTAACAGCACCAACAAATACTATAGTAACTGATCCCATAAAGTTATCTACATATTATATACCAGCTGGGGATGACATCAACGATTATTTTGTAATGGCAAACACCATGTCGTTTATGAGTTATGAGATATACATAGGTCCAGTAATAGGTGGAATTGATGGTGGTGTCCAAGTAGACAACATAGCATCTTATGCATTATTTCATTATGACGGAACTCAAAGAATAGAATTTTGGTCTCATTACCAATCAAATTATATAATAGGAAAATTTATCTCATGAGCAAAAGTTACGCATACATAAACCCAGAAACGGGTGAAGTGAGGTTTACACAAAAACTAAGCAGATCTGTTCACGATAATATCGTCGATGGTGATATGAATGGTGATAGTATCGTTCGAAATATTTCCGATGAACCTTCTGTTGATCACGTGAATGAAAAATATTGGGATTTTGAATTAGAATCTTGGCAAGACAAACCACCCAGACCAGAAGGTGGGTATTATAATTGGACTCTGCAAGGTTGGGAATTTGACTCTCAAAGATTCATGTCAGATCTTAGAACAAAAAGAAATGCGTTATTAGCATCTTCTGACTGGACTCGAATGGACGACAATGGAATGAGTGACGGAACTCGTACCGAATGGGCAGAGTACCGACAAGCACTACGTGACATTACAGAGAACCTAGATGGAGTTGAAAGTTTGGAGTCAGTTGTTTGGCCACCTAAACCATAGGGGGAACCATGAGTTATGGTATCCAATTATACGGTCCAGATGGGCAGACGGTCGTATTCTCAGACAGCATAAGAACCAGCAATATCCAAGTGAGAGAGTCTCGTCTCCTTGGACCAGGACCTTACGCCTCAGAAGATTTCCCCTGTCCGGACGCAGACGATCCGGATAAAGTTATTATAACCTTTGTGCGAAAACCCACTTCAGATCGAATGGTGCGAGTTTGGATAACACGACACTCAGGGTTTTTTAGAGTCAATCTATATGACCTACTGGAGAGACCTGCAGATACTGCGGTTCTTTTGACAATTGATATGATGGCAATAAGGATCGGATAATGCCTTATGGCCTAAAGATACAAGGAAATGCAAACGGTGATAATTTTACTATTGCCGACTCCTCACTCGATCTGATTAACTATCGAGTAACTCAGCATGATCGTGCTTCCTATGTTACCTTAGATTATCCCCTCGGTGATTTTGATTTTATATTTGTAAAATCTCCGACTGCTGTGGGTGGAGGTAATTATACCTCACAAAACGTAGATAATATTTACGGTGACGTTACTGTCTACAGTCCAGAAATCTTTTTCCTAGAATCCTCTTTTTCAGATGCATTAGAAAACATTATTCGATTCAAAGGCAGAGGATTTGCGCCTGGTGGATACCAAAACAATACCTACGTCACCGCAGACTGGAACGTTGATTTAGATTACTTTGTAGTACGTCACGTCGATGGTATTCTTGATAATGCATCTAATTTAAACAATGACGAATATGGTCTCCAGATAAAAACATCAAGTGGAGCAATCGGATTTGATTCCAGAGCATTAACCTCAAATGAAGTTTTTCACATTGAAGAATACCTACCACCAAGTGATGATTGGACAGTATTTGGAGATCCAATAATATATCATAGTAATGGTGCTTATGTAAATTTAGAGTGGTCTTTAACATCTAATTCTTCTAATTTCGAAGGCAATCCTTCAACGGATTTATTCGGTTTAAGTTTAGGTGCAACTGCATCATACTATTACGATTCTGTTCTTAGAAATTATGGTAGGACTGGGTCTGAAATATATTCTAACTTCAGAAATCTAAATGCTCTCTTTGCGGCAAGGTTGGAAGCATCCTCTTCAGGATCAGGTCAACAAGATGAAAGTTCTTCTGGATCTTTACAGTTTTCCAATGTAACGTCTCTAACTGAGGGTACCGGACAATCAATAAGTTTTCAGGCAACAACAGATGAAAGTGGTCCTTATCATGTAAAACTGTTTAGGGTTTCGGGATCAGACGGTGTTGCATTAAGAGACTTTGTAAGTTCATCGAGCACTTTTACAGGCACGAATCATACCGCAACCTTTTCGTCTTATAATACGACCACCTCGTATAATATCACCAAAGACAATACGATATTATATACCAGACAATCTGTTGTCGATGCGGCTCAATCGTTCAACAGAGATTTTGTCGGTAACTTCATCGTATATTATACTGGTGATTTTACTGGAAACTTTACTAGAACTAGTATCTACAATAGAAACAGAACTGGTTATATTTCTTATGTTGGAAACTACACAAGAACTTCTGCGTATGAAGGTAACTATAATCGAGAGTCAGTGAGAAACATCACACGCACAACGACTAGTAATGTTTCCTACACGGAAGGGTTGTCTTTCGAAGGTAACTATTCTCGATTCTATACTAGAACTATCTATTATAACTGGAATAATCTCAACCCCAATGAAGAAGAGGGTAGGCTTGAAATTGTAATCCGTCCACAAACGTATACCGAAACCTACGAAAGAGACCGTGCATCTACGTTTACGGACATTTATACTAGAAATAGACCAACGACTTTATCGACATCTAAGACCTTTACTAGTACGTCTACCCGCAATCGTGCTCCAGACACAACAACATCTAAGACCTTTGCTGGCACGTATACACGGAATCGTTCGGTATACATTCCAACAGATAAGACGTATAATAGAACGTCTACACGCACGAGATATTCAACATATAATAGAGATTCTACTAGAACTAGAACAACTTCCTACCAAAGATTTAGGCCTGGAACATTTAGTCGCACGGTCTATTTCCTTGGAAACTTTTTAGGTAATTTTACTGGGGATTTTGTCCCACAGGTCGATTATGCTCGAACTTCAAGTCGAGTGACTTCTACTAGGATAAGTGCATATTCACGAAATTTTGCAAGAACTAGATATTCATCATACGAGGGCACCTATACTAAGACTCGACAATCTGCATATGCTCGATCTAGAGCCGTTAGTTCTACACGATATTTTATAGGAAATAGGGGAGTAACCTTCACAGGAAACTATAATAGGACCATTTATTATATTGGCAATACTGCTAGAACAAGAATAACTTATTATGCCGACATGGTAGACTTCACTCGTATAAGAACAAGTGCATACGAAGGAAATTATGCACGAGCATTTGTAGGAAACTATAATAGAACGTTTGTTGGTAACTACACAAAGGCATCTAATTTCTTTCGAACTTTCGTGGGAAACTTCACGGGAGGTAATTCATACGAAGGAAACTATAATAGAACAAGAACGTCAGCATATGAAAGAACTAGAACGGTCTCTGGCTCAGACCCTTGGGAACACTCGATCCAAAACGGTGTTGTTCAATATGCTTGGAGGATTGTAACTAATTTTAATTTTGGAGATAACGACCCCTTTAATCCTGGAGGTGGTGGAAGCAACACATACTCTATTGAATTGCGGTGGAATGGTGTATTGGTACATACGTCTGACTATGATACTTATAATGAGGCAATAGCAGAAGATGGTCCTATAGCAGCCAATGGGAAATATTATTGGAGAGGTGTCCAAGTTGGATCTGCTACCGCATTCCACACAGATTATAAGATCGCCGAGACGACGACACTCAGCGCACCTAGTTCTACGCAAACTTTTATAGGGAACTATTCCAGAGATTTCACAGGTAATTATGATCGAATTAGAACAGTGGGTACGAGTTCTACTAGAGATAGATCGTCTGCTTATGCAGGTACTATTACGTACATTGGGAATCGTGTTTCAACTTATCTAGGAAATTATTCTAGAAACTATGCTGGAAATTATACACGCAACTTCATTGGAAATGACACAAGAATTTCTGTTAGAGAAGTAAATGAACAGGGGACTATATTTTATGAACCAGTATACTACAGTCGCAGTTTTATGGGGACCAATACTAGAACCCGCACTAAACAAAGTGGTAGAATAGTTTACAGGTATAGCACTTATACTAAAAGTCGAGCTTCAACATACACTGTAGGTTTTGAAGGTAACTTTAATCGTGATTTCATAGGGGAATATACTGGAGTTTATAGTAGGTCATTCATTGGAAATTACACAGGAGATTTCGATAGAACCCTATACTTTATAGGAGACTTCACTGGTAATTTTATTGGACCTAAACGGAGTCAAATTATAATGGAGGGTTACGTAGTAACCTATCCAGTTAATTATACACGCACTTCCAATAGAACATCGACTCGTACTCGATCTCAAATCTATGATTATACGGGCACATATACAGGTGACTACACTGGCAATTTCCTTGGGAACTTTATAGGTAACTATGCTGGAGACTTTATTGGTAATTTTTTGGGTGAGTACACAGGCACATATAGTCGAACAGTAACATACCTTGGTAATTATGAAGGTAATTACACAGGAACATATAGTCGAACTTTATCGTATATTGGTAATTACTTGGGTAACTTTACAGGAACTTATTCTAGATCCTCATCTTACTTAGGTAACTATCAAGGGAATTATGTAGGTAATGTTGTAGACTCATATAGCAGATACCCAATATCTTATTACACACGAATAAGTGCTAGAGATAATGTTAGGGTTAGTGTTTTCACTAGAATACTAGAGTTCATTGGAAATTACACAGGTAATTACGAGGGTGCATATACTCGTGACTTTACGGATATTAGTAGTTATATAAGAACACCAAGTTACTTAGGTGACTATGCAAACTTTGTGCCTTCAACACGAAACTCAACGGTCACCTCAACGAGAGATTTTACAAAAACTCGAGTGTCTTCATATTCCGATGGTGCAAAAACGTATTATACGGGTGAATTTGTAGGTAATTATACCAGTACTAGTACCGTAACAACCGGAGATTCTGAGTTGGGGTGGCAAGGAGAAGTGTTTCTTGCACAACTACGATCAGGTAATGATACATCTAGTGTTAATGCGCAACTGGGAAGTGAAGGTGTAGAAGTCCTTGCTGAGAAAGAATTTACCCTATACGATAATGATAGTGGCATATTTACCACAACAACCAACAGAATAGTTCATCCAGATGCTACAAATCATGAATTAAGTATTACTCATTTAACTGAAGGCACCGATACGAATGCGGTGCAAATGAGAGTTTATCGTGGATCTTTAATAATTTTATCAGATGTTTCAATAACAACTAACCTAAATACTTTCACAGTAAATGAAGTTCCACCGAATGGATCATCATATACATACAATATTCAGGTGTTTAATGGAAGCAACTGGATCGCAGCAGGTAGTTACACGGTCACCAAGCCTAATCAAGTTGACCCTACTTCAACTGACGACAATACAGAACCACCACCAGAACAGACCGATACTAGTTCTGCTGGTAGCTGGTGGAGAGATGTAACCACATACACTCAAGAGATGGAAGAAATAGTTACTAACCAGATTAATTGGCAAGGAACAAATGTCTATAACACAGAGATTAATCAGGGTGATTATGTGACTCAGTCCTACACGACTGGTGGATATACCTACATAAAAGGAGATTACATTTCTTCTGATTATGGCACAAACTATCAGATAGATTATTATACTGTAACGAGAACCTAGAAAAATGAAATTATATTACGTTGTATATGTTAACACACAGACGGGGAAGATAGAAAGAATCTCTCTCCCACAATTAAAATACGATGCTGCAGGGTTTACTCAAGACGGTTCTCAACGCATTATTCATGTATATGAAGATTTATTACCAGACGGTTGTAAAGAAATGTCTTACTTCATGGATTACCATTGGTTCGATTCATCAAGCAATACCTTTAAATTCACAGGGTTACCACCCAACAAACATTCTCGATGGGACTTTGACTCTTTGACTTGGGTCTGGAACGATGATGATTTACATAGAGAAATACGTCTAATCAGAAACCAATTACTCAGTGCATGTGATTGGACCCAAGCACTCGATGCTCCCCTGTCTGAACAAGAATTGCAGTCTTGGCGAGACTACCGACAGCAATTAAGAGATATCACAAGAAATCTAGATGGTGTTAGTTCTGCACAAGAAGTAAACTGGCCGCAAAAAAGTTAAAAGTGACGATCTGATTTCGTATAAATAATCAGGTCATTAACCACTAAACTTTAACTTTTAAAAGAGAGACGATATCGTGTCAGCATCTAGTATACCACTAAAAATCATTAATGATGGTGACCTACAGGAATTTCAACCGGCACAGGAAGCATATCTTGCTGTTAAGGTTGGAGAAGCATTAGCAGAGGCCACTGCTAGTGATATCGGCAATATCAGTTTAACCGGAAGTGTAAATATTGGTTCTTTTGTAGATACTTATTACAACGAACCAGCAGGGACACACCCTGCATCTCAGATCACTGGTTCCACAACAACTACTGTCCTTAAACAAGTAGGTGGATCAGCAGATGAGTCCGGAGCAGATTTTGCCCGTCCAGTAGGATACTATGACGTGGGCCCTAACCCAGGCTTCTATGAAATGGACGACGGGGATTTAGACCTACTTACAGAACGTGTCATGAAAGACGTTGCGGGTCTTGAATATCAAGGTACCTTCCGTCTATCTCAAACATCTCCGGGATCAGATTGGAGTATCCATATTGAAAATGTATTTACCGATACTCATGGAGACGGCACTACTGTAAATTACCATATTTGGAAAAAGACGTCATTAAGTGCAGTTACTTATGATGTCGTTCGTCCAGTCGCAACTGTATATGACGGTTCTTCTGTAGACGGATTCAGAGAAATGACAGACGCACAGATCAAGTACACTCTTGGTCAACGTGCAAAAACCCTACGTGCCACTGCTGGTGCCATTGGTTCGTATCAATTACGTTCTGGTACACAAGGTGTTCCTACATCTGCAGGTACTTGGTTAGTAAAGGGTTCAGCAACAAACACACGTCGGTCGATCGTGGATCAGAGTTATACTCGTACACGTCCATCATC